GGTTCAACAAGTCGAACCGTCGGCTCCCTGCGGGGATACTGCGCCTGGTGCCACGCCGCCTGTGTGATCGCGCAACTCACGGTTCTGTAAGAAGATGCCACTGTATACTGTCAAAAACAAGCTGGAACGCCCTGCGCTTGGGTCCTGTCAACTTACGGGCGGCATCCTTGAACGACGCAATCACCTCGTCCGTGAGAACTCTCATCATCCCCTCCCTGGGACCAGCTCTCGAATCCGAAACCACAACGGAGGGGAGTAGAACAGAAAACTCGAATCATGCCGAGACTATTCTCCGGGGATTCCCCAACCCTACGATTTTGCGGCGACCCTCGCTGGTGCGTCGGGTTGGAATGGAAGGCATCGGCAGGTGTCAACCCTGCGGTGCCTCGAATCGCCTATTGTCGGATGATGCCCCCTATCCCTCAAGCCGCGCCGTAGGCCCGCACGCAGTCGAGGCAGTCGCGGTGGGAGACGATCGCGGACCGGAGGCCGCAACGGGCGCCGGTGCAACCGCAGCCCTCGGTGGATCGCCAGGGACAGCGGCGCATCAGGCGGTGGAGCTGCAGGGCCTCAGCCAAGGGCATGAGGGCCGGGGTGGGCCCACAGCCCGGAGGGCTGGGGAGGGCCTTGAGCGTCTCGGGCTGGCTCAGTCGCCACCGGGCATGGGCGCGCTCGACCGGATCGTCCGACGCTTGCCATTTCCGAAGGGTTGCCAGCAGTTCTGGGTTCATTGGGTGAAGCTTGTCGTTCCGCCCACCGGATCAGACAGGTTACCCACGATTTTCGTGAGCGTACCGGACCATGCAATCGAGCCGCACGTCACCGCGACCGAGCCCGATGACGAGTAGGCCTGCATTCCGCCACCGACAGCGCAGCCACACAGCGCGTACTGATAGGACGGCGAAACACACCTCAGCTCATACCAGTAACGATTGAGCGTCATGTGGCCCGCGCTGGTGCATCCTATCCCATAGGCGTAGAGCGGCTGGCCAGGCTTCGGGCTGAACTGACAGGCCGCGGCGCCGGACGTACATTCTGCGATCGGCGCCTGGGATACAGCGCACAGCTGCGGCGTGATCCACAGCGACAACGTGGAATTCCACGTCGCCGTGTAAGTCCCGTTCGCGTCCGTGATGCTGAGCGTGTCGCGGATCGTCCCGAAACACGTGACGCACGTTACGCCCCCGTCGGAGCAATTGCAGCCGCCCGAAGCTTGATTCACGCCTGGCATTTAGACCGCCGTGCAAGAGTTGGCGATGGCGTCCCACGCCGTGCCGTTGTCGGTGGGCTCGACCGGAATCAGCGAACCGTTGGCCGCGCTATCCTTGTAGAACCAGCGCACCGTCTGCGACGACGCCACCAACGTCAGCGTCCCGGCGAGATCGACGTAGATGTCGCTAGTGAACGTGCTGGGTATGAGCGTGGGCCAGGAGCCGCTCGACGCGGCGATGGCCGAGGGCGCATGGGCCCAGAAGATGGCATTGGCGCCGCCGCCGCCGGTCGGGACGTACCTGGCCTGACCGTCCCGGATCTGCTGAAGCGCCTGCGTAAGCTTGCGCTGGGTATCCTGAAGATCGAGCCGAAGCCGCTCGAAACGAGCCTCGAGCTGCTCGAGGCGGTTCAAGGTGCCGTTCATCCGAGCATCCCTCCGAGCGGTGTGGTGTAACCCGGCGACGAGCCCAAACCGAGCTGCTGGCCGGTGACGGCGGGACGCACGAAGATGTTTCCGGTGTAGCGGGCCCTGCGGTTCGACAGATGGAGCGTGCTGACGTAGGACGTGCCCCCGGGGCCTGCATTGAACTGAATGTCGATCGACGCCACGGGCAGGGCCAGGGACTCATAGCCGGTCGTATAGCCATTGCCGGTGATGGAGACCGCCTGGCCCGGAGCGAGGTACGTCGTGGCCAGGCCCAGGTACGCAATCGTGCCCTCGACGATCACGTCATTGATCGAGTCGAAGAGCTCGTTGGCGTAGGTCTGCATGTTCGTCGTGAGCGAGTAGTCACGCCACTCGCGGACCGTGACCGTCTTCGTGCGGCTGATACCCTCCACCGTGTAGGTCGTGCCCGCATAGCCGCCGCCCGAGGGGGCCTGAACCTCGAGCGAGCCGTTGGCGACCGGCAGAAAGACCTGGACGTCGGTTGGTGGTGTGACGACTCCCCCGCCGTACACAAGGCTTGTCGGCGAGACGGTCGTGATCGTGCCCGATACCGGGTCGATCTGGACGCCGATCGAGGACTGGTTGTATGGCGGCGACCCCGACGAGCTCCAGTAGACCGTGCAGACGGGCGACGTGGTCATGGTCGCCGCCGTGCCGTCCGAGTTGCGGAAGGCGAACGGGTATGGGAAGAACTGCTGCATCTGGGCCGCAATGAACGAGTTCGTGACCCTGTACCGCCGCCAGACGACGTTCCCCAAATTCGAGAGGGCGTAGAGGCGATAGGCGTTGTAGGTCGTCGCCGGAAGGGCGCGGTCCAATGTGAGCGTCGAAGAGCCGCCGGCGGTCATGGCGGTGTTGGCGATGACCCGGGCGGAGAACATCTGCTGGAGGTTCGTGATCGTGTCGCTGTAGACGGTCAGGATGGCGTGCTGGCCGGTCGAAGTTTGGTCGAGTTGATCGGCGGTGAGAGTGAGGCTGGTGTTTTGCGAGGTGATCGCCACCGCCGTTGTCGAGCTGCAAGTGCAAGAGCCCTGGTCCTGGCCGGTCTGGAGCGAGAACTGCTGGTAGTCGTTCGGGTTCCAGGCCGCGATCGCGGCCGCGTTCGTGCTGTAGCCGTCGAATGTGAAGTCCTCCTGGAGCCCGCCGTCCGAGCTCGCCGACCCAGGCCAGGGCTTCACGGCCAGGGTGACGCCGGAGACGCACAGATCGCCGCGGATGATGAGCTGGCTGTAGCAGTCGGAGAGGTCGCGGTGGAGGCTGGGCATCAGCCAGCGGACGTCCGAACCGCCGAGAGTGACCGTGTTGGACGTGAAGAGCCGCTGGTCTTGGACCCGGATATTACCGGCGACGTCGACATGCACCCAATGGTTAGGGTGGCAGGTCTGGACGGCCGACTCGATCGACTGGATGATCCGCTCACCGGCGAACGTGACGCGGAAGGGAGGGATCACGCTGAGCGCGGCGAGGTCGGTAACGGTGACGATGGGCAGGGTCGAGATGATGACGGTGGGCGCGGTCGTGTAGCCGGTACCCGCCGAGACCTGAGTGAACCCGGTAATCACGCCGCCGGAGACGCTGGCCGTATAGCTCGCCCCGGACCCGCCGCCGCCGGCCAGGACGACCGTAGGGGCGACCGTATAGCCCGAGCCGCCCTCGGCGACAGTAACCGAACCGACGGTCGTGCCCGTGAGCACGGCCGTCCCCGCGCCCCCGGAGCCAGTCGAGGTGAAGTTGCCGATCCCGTAAGACGCAAGGCTGACGACGTTCTGGTACATCGAGAGCAGGTCGAGAACGCACTGGCCCATGGTGCGTCCCTCGCGGGACTCGATCATGTAGAGGTCGTCGGAGGGCAGGTTAAAGCTCGCGGTATCGGAGAGCGTGTTGCTGTCCGTGACCGGGACGCCATCGGCCCGGTTGCGCAGTCCGAGCGCACGGTACTCGCGGACCCATCCGATTCCTGGTTGATAGCGGTCGGAGTAGCCGACAACGTCGCCGACGAAGTAAGTGGTACCAGGGTAACTGCTCCCGTTCGACCAGGAGCAGGTCTGGCCGCTCCACGGGTCCGGCAGCGCGGTCAGCTTGCCGAGAATGCGGGAAAACCCCAATGCCGGGATGCCGCCGAGGACGAAGGGCGTGCAGCGGTCGATCGTACACTCGTAGATCACGAGGTTGATCTGCGAGCCGTTGATGGTGAGGTAATCGTTCGACATCGTGGCGAGTGGCGAGGGAGGAAGGGGGGAGAGTAGAGCGGGTGGAGCGAAGCGACGCCCACCCTACGACTCAGTAGTCTCCCATGTTCTGCTGGGTGCGGTTCTGATCCTCCATGCGCAGCCTTTGCCAGTTGCCGTGGAGTTGCCGCTGCTCGGCGATGAGTTGGTCGATCCGGGCGGAAAGCTGGGCCATGACCGCCTGGGCCTCCATCAGGTTGACGGTGCCGTTCTGACTCATCTGCAAGACCCTGTCCTGCTGCTTGAGTATCTCGCTGATCGCGGACTGGCTCGGATTGGCCCGGTCCGCCTGGGGCTCGTCCTTGGCCTGCCGCGCCTTCTTGGTCTCGGCCCGCTTGACCGCCTGGTTGGTCTCGTTGACCTGGTCGTTCACACCGCGAACGTTGGCGTCCTCGTCGCGGGTGTCTTGCTCTTGCTCGGTCCGCTTGTCCAGGGCCTTCTCGATCCGCTCGCGGCGCTGGAGCTTGCCCATGTCGATCACGTCGTGCGCCTCGTCTGCGGCCGTTCTTTCGTTCTCGCCACGTGGCACTTTGGAAACCATGATGTCGTGGACGTCTGTCTCCGTCAGGGCTCGGGGGTCCCTGGCCTGCACGTCGGCGTTGGCATTTGCGTTGGCGTTGTTCTGGATCGCGGTGAACGCGTGGCCCTCGCCCAGTCCCTGGGTGTCCATTACGCTGGTGAAGTCCTGGGCGGCATCGCTGACGTGCAGGAACTCGCGCCCGCGCGGGAGGTCGGCGTGCCCCCGGCCCTGGCCTAGCGAGGTCGCAAGCTGGGCGTCCTCGGCAATGACCTGTTGTGGCGCCGCGAGATACCGATAGTTCTCGAGACACAGATCCCGCTCTGTTCTTATCTTTTCGTCAGGCAATGTACCGCTCCCTGAGGGCTCGTCCCATTTCTTCGTAAGCTCAGGTGAACGTGAGAGCGAGATCCGATCCGGCGGTGGGATCCCACTGGTTCGTGATGGTCATCGTCTGGGTGTAGAGATCGTTGAGCGGAAGCTGATCTTCGAACTGGCTAATCACACTGGCCGCGTTCATGTTGATCGCGATCGAGTGCGTGCCGTTGTTCAGGGCGAATGACGTCGCTTCGGTCGTCAGTCCTTCATACGAGGTCCGGTCATCGGGCGACGGGGCGTAGAAGTTGACCGCCTCGAGCGTGGTGGACCGGCCGACGAACCGCATCAGGTTCACGAAGCGATTGGCCCAGAACCGGCGGGCGATCTGGTTCTTGACGGACAGCTTGATCGACTGGAATTGCGTGCGAGAACTGCCGATCGTCAAGCCCCCCGACGCGTGGGTGAAGACGTAGGGGTTGATGGGGAGCTGGTTCGGGCTGTCGGTGGGTGGGGGGAACGTGGTCGAGGTCGGATCGGTGGAGCTGTCGAACTGGTTGCCCTGCGGTATGGACGCCGACAGGTCCATTGAGAGCGTGGTGATCGTGCCGTCCTCGCTGACGTCGACGTCGAACCCGTCGACCTTCGTGCCCAGGTAGACTCGGCGCTTGATCGAGCCGTCGCTGCGGGTTATCGCGTGATAGCACGCGACCGACGCCAGGTCGCCGGCCGGCTCGGTCGTCGTCCAGGGCGACGTCTGGCCGCTGTTGATCGTCTGGGCCGCCCACTGCAAGAGGAACTGCGAGAGAGGGCCCGCGTAAAGCTTGCAGACCAGACGGCCCTTGCACTCGATCTTGTCGGAGACGCGGAAAGCGTCGATCGCCACTCCGCCGCCGTAGGGTACGGCCACCATGACCGGCCGCGGCCGCATGGTAAACGTGTTGGCGCCGTCGAGCCGAATGTAAAAGGCGGATGGGGTCGAAGGCGGGGAGGTGTAATTATAGACCGTCGGCGTGGTGACCGGAGTCTTGTATGCCGACTCCTGAACCAGCATCAGAAACTCACGGGACATGGGCTCCTCGGCCAGGGCGTTGCCCTGGGCTGAGTTGTTATCGCCCTTTTAGGGCCTGGAAACAGAACAAAAAGCGACTGCAGAGAGAGCAGCTCGGCGGCGGTCGCCGCCAGGATGGCCGCGGAACTGAACCGAAAATTACGTGTTAAGTTGACTCTGGATCTCGATCTTGATCTGCCCCTGCCCGGCGAAGAACACGCCGTCGGGCCCGGGGTCGAAGGCGGGTTGAGAAAAAAGCACCAGGCCGCTACGGGCTCCGGCGTTCTGAAGGGTGAGGATGTTCGCCTGACGGGTGGACAGGAGGCTCGGATAGAAGCAACGGGTGAGCATCCACCAGAAGTTGGTGAGGTCGGAGACGTTCGTCCCCTTGATCAGGACTTCGCAATTGATCAGGAGGTCGCCGGCCATCGTGTCGGGCGTCTTGAACTCCTCGCCCGTGTTCATCGGCGTCCACCGCATGCAGGGCGCGTACTCGAACGTGAACTCCTTTGCGTCCTCCGGGTTGCCTTGCCAGGTGCGGAACGCGATCGGCTTGACGATGCGCTGGAACGTCGCGTTCTGGCGGACGATCGTCTCCATGGCGCGAAAGACCGCGTCCCGGGGCGATTGCGGGAGATCGAGTGCGTGAGCGCCCATCGGTCACCTAATGCGGAATGCGGAATGCGGAACGAAAGAGGGGAACAAATGCGGCCCGGCCATCGGTCTGCGTTGATTCCGCATTCCGAATTCGACTCACGCCCACAGCGTATTCGTGCTGCTGAAGTTGATCGGCACTTCGCCGAACCCGTCGCCGTTGACGTCGATCTCGACCGTGGTTGAGGCGAGTAGGGATTCGGCCTCGAACCGGAACCGGCTGGCCAGCGCGACGTACTGGCCACTCTTCGTAATCATCGACTCGCAGATCCGCGAGAGGGCGTAGTACGCGCAGACCTGCTTGACCCGGGGCGTGACGAGGAGCTGGTTCGCGGCGAGAGCCTGGAAGAGCCAGCGGTTCGTGAGCGAGGTCCGCCGGCCGCCGCCCGTGTACCAGGCGTCCAGGGCGAACCCATGATACCCCAGGAGCGACACGTTGCCGCCGCGGTAGTTTCGGAGCGTCATCTCATCCAGCCAATCCCGCGAGTCGGCAAGCTGATTGTCGAACCCGAAGTTGGAATCCGGGACCTGGAGATCGTCGATCCAAGGGGCGATCTTGCGGACATCGGTGATAGAGATATAGGTCGGCCTGGCCGTGAACGAGCTGCCGGGCGCGGCCAGGATCTCCAGCGACGTGCCCCGCGGCAGGAGCGCCGTCGTGCGCGTCGGACTGCCGGCCCGGGTCGCGTAAGCCTGGACGTAATACTGTCCGGGAGCGAGGGAGCTGCTGTCCGTGTTCTGGACCGTCACCTGGTACTGTGCGCTGTTCGCATTGATCCAACTCGCCGCAGGCGTCAAGAGCGGGGTCTCGTTCGAGCCTGCCCAGACGGTCGCCGTCAGCGTGTCCGTGGACAGGAAGATCCCGGTCGGGACCGTCCCGTCCGGGTTCTGGACCTGAAAGGGGAAGTCCCGGGCGGTCCCCTGCACGAGCTCGAGTGAGATGCCCATAGTGTCAATCCGCCGGAGTGAGGCCCTTGGTGATGATGACAGTCTGCTCCGGGTCGATACCCCAAGGATCGTCGTTCGCCGCGGCGATCAGGACAGAGGTGAACTCATAGGGCAGGTGGAGAGCGACGATTCCCCCCCCGCTGGCCGCGCTGGTCACGATGATCGAGCCCAGCGTGATCGCTCCGCTGCCGGTCGTGACGCCCGGGCCCGTCGCCAGCCCGGAGCCGGAGACAACCAGAGCCGCCAGGGCAATCGATCCGCTGGCCGCTGCAGTGAAGGCTGCCAAGCCAGACGGAACGATCGAGCCGAGGGTGATCGATCCTGAAGCTGCCGTGGCGAAGGATCCTGCGCCCGAGACTGTGAGCGAGGCTAGTGTGACCAGTCCCGACCCGGTGGAACTGTTGACCGGGGTGTAGCTCCCAGCACCCGAGACGGTCAGAGCAGCCAGGGCCACGGTGCCCGATCCTGTCGTCGTGAAGGCTGCCACGCCGGCCGGGGATAGTGCCCCGAGCATAATCGCACCCGAGCTGGAAGCGCCGAACGATCCGATGCCAGCCGGGATGATCGAGCCCAGCGTGACGGCACCGAGGGCCGTCGTGGTGATCGATCCCGCGCCTGCAACCGCGAGACTGCCGAACGTGACGGTGCCGGAGCCGCTCGAGATCGTCGGAGATCCAGCGCTTCCGGACCCGGCGACGACGATCGAGCCGAGGATGACAACCCCGCTGGCCGGAGCTGTAAAGCCGCCGGCTCCCGCCACAGTGATCGATCCGAACGTAATCGTGCCTGAACCCGGAGCCGTGAAGCCACCCGCGCCTGCTACAGTGAGACTCACCAGCGTGATCGCTCCGCTGCCGGTAATGGCAGCGGGATCGCCCATGTACGCCAGTCCGATGCAGCTATCGGTGTTGTTGGTGGGCGCGGCCACGTCCCCACCCGCGTAAAGCATCCAGAGTTGCGTGCCTCTGCCATCGCCTCGGTTCACGGGTCCGACGCAGCAACCGTCGAAGACCTGGATGCTTTCCCACGGGTTTGAGGCGTCGTATGTGAGCATGTTCTCGGCGTAGTTGAGGGCTGAATTCCAGTAGAACATGGAAGTCGAGCGGTAACCGGATGTCTGCGCTGTGTCGCAGGTGAGGAAGCGGGTGCCGTTGCTGTACCACGGTTGGGGCTCGCCAAAATTTACTGGGCTCCAGGAGGGGGCCGATAAGTTGGGATTGGCGCTGTTGTCCGTCCATGTGGTGCCATTCGAGCTGGTTGCGTTGACGACCTGGCGTGATGAGTTGAGTCCCCACAGCTCTAGATTGCCCGTGCTTGGATTGACTGTTAATGCTTGGTCATTCACGATCGTTGTGAGGATGGGGTTTCCGACTGTGGTCCAGGACGTCAGGTTCGTGGAATAGGCGAGGACGGTGCCTGTGACCGTCGGATAATTGGTGTAGGCCCACCAATATTTGCCGGCGAACCAAGCCAGTCCGGAGTTGCCGAGGACTTGGCCCGAACCGGTGCCCGAAGGTGATACTAACGAGCCTGACACATAAGTCCACGTTGCCAGGTCAGGCGCCGTGAAGAACGCGGAAGACCAATTGTCGTTGGCGATGTTCCAGATGGAAACGGTCATGACCCATCGGGTGCCGTCCCAGCAAGCAGCCGGGGCCGCTAACGCATCGGCTTGAAGTCCGCCGATGGTGCCGCCTCCTTGATTGTGGTTGGCGAGAACTGGGGTCGATTGGATGCGATTGAATGAGTAGGAGACAGGGATCGATTGGAGGAAGGCGACGCCGACGGATGCTATCAGTCCGGACGCGCTAAGTGATATCGTTGGGTTTATGGCGGTCGATGTGTTTAAATAGTATTGTGAGGCGATCCCCATGCCCTCTGCGCCTAAGTTGGGGACGTTATATGAGGGCGTCCCGCTGAACGTGTAGGTTCCCGCTGTGCCCCACGCTGAGGTGAAGAAAATGAGATCCGATGCTTGCGTGGTCAGATTGGCGGGCAGCGTGGCTACCGTTGCGCTGTACACCTGAGCTTGGTACTGGGATGAATCGACCGAGATCGTTCCGCCGCCGGTGAACGAGAACTCATCGATCGAGATTGACGGGTAGCCGCCCGAGGCCGAGGTTGCCGTGACTGTGAACGTTCCGGCGGCTCCGCCGATCGTGGCGACGAGGTAAAATATACATGCTTCGGCATTTGATCCCGTGGTGCCTGGTACTTGCGTGTAGTTGCCGCTGTTTTTGTTGTCCGCGACTGTGATCGACCCCGCGAGTGCGTTCGCGACTCCGACTACGATCAAATCACCGGCCGTGACGGCTCCTGAAAACGTCGCGGAAATGGTGGTGGCGGTACCGCCGCCGGTCGTGTTTTGCGCGCCGCCTTGCTGGACGTGAGACCAGCTCATTGGTGCACTTCCAAGGCGTGGATCTCAAACGCATTCTCACCGTCGTCCCAGAAGTCATCACCGCGATTCGTGGCATGGGCACAACGCTCCCGAATGAAAGCAATGGCACCCTCGCGCGTGGCGAATGCTCCCAGGATCGAGCCCGGGGCGTGATCTTCGAGCGATTCGACGACGTAGACAATCATTGAATCACTCTCCTAAAAAGTGTGCCGCGACTGCATACTCGATCGCCTGCCGGACGTGTTCCGCCGTGGTACCGTGCTTGGCCGCGAGAGCCTCGTAGCTGGGCGTCGTGGCCGCATCGAGTGCGATGGCCTCGACCGAGGCTGCCCCGTCCTCGGTGAAGACCTTGCTGCCGTGCCTGGGATGGCTGACCATCCAGGCCAGGAGGGGAAACGCGTCCAGCGGCGGGTCGGGGTGCTTGCCGCCGATGCACGAGGCCGTACCGACGCACTTCAGGGTGCCGAGATTGACTGCGGAATCTGACATGGGATAATACCTCGGGAGGAAGAGCATGGCAGCCGATGCCGGATTTACGACCGAGCAGATTCACCAGGATGCAGTCCGATGGGCGGCATCAGGTGACTGGCATCAGACTTATCGTCTCCAGCAGATGGTAGGTAAGGATCGAGCGAAGAAAATGATTGCTGAGCAGAGATCGCAAGGATGGGGCATCACGCATTTCCTTCCGTCCAGGTCAGGCTCGAAATCGTGATGGTCCCGCCGCTCGAAATCGTGCTCGAAAAGTTGATGTCGCCCGTGCCGACGCCGCAACTGCCCTGAATCTGGGTGTGGGTGCCGTCGTCGGTCGAACCGTCGATCACGCGGTAATAGCCTGGCGTGATCGACGCCGTGGCCGTCGCTGATAGAGGAGTACCGCTGAGCGTGAGCGTCCCGACCGAGACCGTGCCCATCGTGCTATTGAGCGGGATTCCGCCGGTGATAGCCGACGTGCCGGTGGGAGCCGCGGTCTTCGACGGCGCCGTGCCCGAATAGATCATCAGATGGCTGGAGGCGCCGCAACTGGTGGGAATCGCGCCCATCATCGTGGCCCGGGTTGTGTCTTTGAGATTGGTTGCCATGATGTCCCCGGACAGAAAGGACAGGGTGTTGCCCTGTGCAGGTATGTATTGCCCCTACGGGGCATGTGAGTAAGCGGAACGCCGGGAGTGGCACAGCCCTGAAAGAGCGATGACAGAATTGAAGACAGCGCCGGTTGGAGGTCCCGGCGCCGAGAGGGAAGATCAGGCGTAAGCCTTGAGGAGGTTGGCGAGATACAGGCTGCCCGTGTACTCGACTTCGACGGTATCGACCGCGTTCGCCGTGGTACTGAGCGTCTTCGAGCCACCCGAGAAGATTGCCTGGGAGAACGTGCCGGTGTTCGAGCCCGTACCGTTCTGCGTGAGGATGAGCTTGATACGCTGGCCGATCGTCGCGTTGATGAACGTGAACGTCGTGTTCGTGGTCATCGTGATCGGGAAGTAAGTCCCCGTCGACCAGTCGATGGTCAGGTTGGTTGCGTCGGTCAGGCTGCTATTCACTGCCCCCACGCCGCCGGGCTTGGCTGCCCAGGCGTTGCCAACGCCGACGGGTACAAAGCCCTGCGTGTAGCGTAGCCGTTCACCGGTGTAGTAGCAGTTGCTTTGCCGAAGCCTTCGCGCGCGAGTACGGACACCAGTGGACGACCATTGGTGTTTCAGGCTACGGTTCCTGGCTTGTCTCCACTTCGCGCA